CCAAACTCCGCCTGATTGCCTTTTTCCTTATTGCCGTACACTAAAATTGGACGGTCTTTCGGTGCTGTTTCTATTGGTTGCCATTCATTCATTTTGTTATCTCCATTACATTAACTAAAGCCATTATCCTCGCGTTCGTCATCATTGTCAACAATGCTATTGCACAGTCTCCTGCGAATCAGTTGGCTTTCTCATAATCATGGATGAGAACACCATTGCAGCTTTCGTGCGGTCAGGCTCTTCCATGTTAGCCAGAACAGACGCGGTAAACGATGCGAGGATGTGCAACACAGTGCCAATCGTCATGCCGTCAACTGCTTTGCCAATAGCGTCATACGCCTTGACATGTTTGGCTTGGGTCTTCTTCTTCATGTGTTCTTTAAGATCAATGGTCACGTTTCATTTCTTTCAATAGGTCAATTTGACGGGTCAGGAAGTCGATCTCCTTGGTATATTTACCAATCTGATCAATCGCCCAGTTAGCACGCATGTTGGCAGCCAGAAGATCGTCGTGAAGCCGACTAATCACAGACTGGTACTGGACCTCAACATCGGGGTCTACGATAATCCTCTGGCCATCCATCACTTAGCGTCCTCAATCACGGTGAACACATCACCCTCATCCACAACCGCAATAGAGAAAATACGTTCATGGGGAATAAAGCCCACAACGTAATCATCCCACGACGACTGCTCGCCATCTGGCAACTTCTCATTGCGATAGAAAGTTGCGCCATCCGAATCAGCAACCAAGCGATCAGCAATCACCTGAAGGCAGCCACCATTGTTCAACCAGATATTCCAAATATGTTTACCCATTACACCCTCACTTGGTACGAAATACACGATAGCCAACACCTAAGTCGCTATCATTAAACACAACACGAAACGCTTTAGGCGCACGCTTCCTATTAGAAGCATACACTGTCTGGCGAATGCTACTAAACGATGACACGTCATCATACGGAATGAAGAAGCTATCCTCAACATCCATAGCATCCCAAGGAAAGGATGACGACAGACGAGATGGAGGAGGCATCTTTACTTTTTTATCAATTTTATATTCGCTCACTGTATTACTCCTACTAACAGAGACATCACAGTAACGAATGATTACGACGGATACAATGGGGTATTCCCAGTATTCCCAGCAAAACGTTGGCTCTCACTAAGCTCAAACGTACGCTCAGCACCGCGTTGGATCATGCCAGACCGACGCATGAAGTTAATCGCTTGGCTAACCGTATCAACCAAGTCGTCATGTCTGCCTTTGGGAAATGATTCGACCTCAGTGACAACCATGTCGGCCCATACACGGAATGTATCTGGGTCACCGATCTTAGTAGGCGCGTATACCAATCCCTCAGCAAACAAATGCTGTACGGCATTTAGACGGGCAACCTTGTCTAGATCATTCGGGCTGACTTCACGGACGGAGAACTCTTCGATGCCAACGAGACGTCTAATCTCTTGAGCCACACTGATGCCCGGTCCCTTGGCTTCAACCAGCAGAATGTCCAGCTTCGATTCCCGTGCAGTTTCAACTACCTTGGCGACCAAATCATGGAACTCAAGACGCTCCTTCCATGCATTGGTCAACATGATCTTGGGAATGTCACCGCCCTGATCAGAGCTTTGGATACGGCTAGATACAGCTCCTTGGAAGTTCTTATTCGACACAGCGGTATAGTTACCCGAATCACGCCACACGCCCCAGCAAGTCATGGCGGAGAAGTCATTCTCTTTCTTCGTGGTATATGCCAGATCGAGCGAACCAATCGTAATCTCCATGTCGGGGAAGTCATTGCCTTCATATGGTTCCCACCATGTACGCTTGATAATACCGCCGCCCGCTGGCTGAGGACGCATCTGTAGCTGACCAGCCGTTCCATACGGGCCAAGTGTCCGCTTTAGGTTGTCTACTTCCTCAGGACCAAACCGCTCAGGCCAGAGAAGTTCGCCTTCCTCTTGGCGTGGATCAGTCCATACAATGTCACCTTCACCGTCATTGGCCGAATCAGGCACCAACACCGTGTAAATGCGACGGCTAGGCTCGAACTCCATTGGCAACATCAAATGTGTCCAGTTACCAATGTCCCGCGATAGGATATGTCCAGTGATGTCACGCTCGTTCAGTCTTTGCTGGACCACAATACGACAGCCAGTTTTTGGATCGTTCAGACGTGTGGACCAAGCCATATCCCACCATTCAATGGTAGACATGATCACAGCCTCAGAATTGCTCTCACGCGCATTGTTAGGATCGTCGCAGATCAAATACTGTCCACCCAGACCAGTCGTGGAGCCTCCAACTGATGTGGTCATACGACGGCCACCTGATTCGAGATCGAACTGGCTCTTGGTGTTCTGGTCGCTCGATACCTGAACGCGATCACCCCAACGCGATAGATACCAATCACTCTCAAGCAAGCGGCGGCACTTCAAGCTGTCCTGCAATGCCAATGTTTGGCTGTACGACGCATGTAGGAACTGCACACCATTGCCCGACACTGGTGTATTCTCAGGCTGGGCAAATACCCATGCCGGGAACAACACACCACACAGCGTAGATTTACTGAAGCGTGGCGGAATGTTAATGATCAAGTTGCGGATGTTACCGTCAGCACACGCTTGCAGATGATCACACACCGCTTGCATAGAGAAACCACCACCAACGAACGGAGCTGGATCGATTACGTGCCACGCTTCCTTAGTGAAGTCATATAAACTGCGTTCCATGCGACGCTTAGATAACTTGTTCCGTAGCGCCTCAGCATCATCACGGGATAACTTGGTTATATCAAGCATCGTCTTCGTCATCTGACTTGGATATCAAAACAGCAGATAGCATTGATTCAAGTTGTTCCTGTTCTTCAATATCAAGCGCGTCAATATCAAAATGCCTTACTTGCAATGGCCCACCGTTAGCACCCGTTACTTCCACAGAACTGTTTTCACGCCAGCCACCGCGTGTTTTCAAGAAGAACGTCGCAGCATTAAGAGCATTGGTTTTATCAGACACAGCGGTCTTATAAACCTTACTAGCCACCGAAACTATTGCCCTATTCAAGCCAGTATCTAGTTCATGCCGATAGTATTTAACCAACGTATCTTCTGTAATCCCCATCAACTGGGCAATTTCGTATTGGCGCAAACCAAACGCCGACATCATTGAAACCTGATTTTTAGTTTGATCCGTAGCCTGATGCTCAGGGCGACCACGTTTCTTTGGAACCTTTTCTGGCTCCACATACAATTCAGGATGCAGTTCCCTGTATTTTTTACTGCGTCGTTTCGGAGGCGTAATGTTTTTCATAGACGTTCGCTTTTCACTTCCTCAAATGTCTTTTTCAATTCTTCGTGAACTGCTTTCTGTCCAGTGAAGGCTTCCCAACGAGTAACGGCGACATCCACATAAGATGGGTTCAATTCAATTGCGTGACAAGAGCGACCCGTCATTTCACAAGCAATGATTGTCGTGCCAGAGCCGCTGAACGGCTCATAAACCGCTTGTCCGGGCGATGAATTGTTCTCAATAGGCTTCTTCATGCATTCTATTGGTTTCTGGGTTCCATGACCCGTCTCAGACTTCTTTGGCTTGTCTATTTGCCACAAGGTTGTCTGCTTCCTGCCGCCGTCATACTTGCCCGTCTTTCCCTTGCGAACCGCATACCAGCACGGTTCGTGCTGCCAGTGATAATCCCCCCTGCTCATAACCATGACGCTTTTGGCCCAAATGATCTGCGATCGAAGCTGGAAGTCACAGGACAACAGACTATCCCCCACAACACCAGCGTAAAGGCCAGCATGCCAAACATAGGCAACGTCGCCGGGGAACAAAGCCCAAGCCTCACGCCAGTCAGCGTTGTCGTCGTTTAATACTTTGCCCTTGGCCGCCTTAGGACCATTCAAGCCAGCCCGCTCACGCCATTCAGGATCATATTCTACGCCATAAGGCGGGTCTGTAACCATAAGATGAGGCTTAACACCGTTTAACACCTTCTCTACCGTGTGGGCGTCCGTGCTGCTACCGCAGATGATCCTGTGCTTGCCAAGTATCCATACGTCGCCCAACACACTAACAGGATTAGCTGGCGGTTCTGGTGTTTCATCTGGATCAGTTTCTCCCTCAGTTGGATCATTTAACAAGCCAGCCAAAGCCTTATCATCAAAGCCAATCAGGCTGAGATCAAAATCTAACCCGTCAAGTTCCTGCATTTCAACTTTAAGCATGTCCATATCCCAACCAGCGTTCAAAGCCAGTTGGTTATCAGCCAGCACATATGCTTTCTTTTGTGCATCAGTCCATCCAGACGCAACCATTACGGGTATTTCCTTCAAGCCCAACTTACGAGCAGCAAGCACGCGGCCATGCCCAGCAATGATCATTCCCTCCTCATCAGTAAGAACTGGCGTTGTCCAACCCCATTCCTTAATAGACGCCGCGATTTGAGCTACTTGCTCTTCAGAATGCGTTCTTGAGTTACGCGCATATGGAATTAATGAGGAAACTGAACGCTTTACCACATTGTCTGCTGGCCAATTCATATATGCACCCTATAAAATATCGTTTCACATCCGAAACAAATGATTGTTACTTAAAATGAAACATACCATAAGTTATTGATTTAATCCGACATTTTAAAATCATTTTTCCCAGCTTGTTTTGCATACACAATGTAACGGTTTTTTGCGGTACTATGATACCCCACAAATGAACTGAAATTTGGTTCATTTATCATAAACAATGTTTGGAACTTGTCCCCATTGCCAATCCCACAGATACCATGCGTAGTTGTGACGTGGTGACCCTGTAGTGCCCTCAATCCACTTGGGGCGACGTGTTAGTACGATCTTACAGGCGAATGGTGATGTATTACCGAACATACCCTTTCGGCTACTGGCGCAGTCAAACTCATTCCTGAGTAACATGGCTACTTTGCCACCGAAGTTCTTTGTTAGCAGTAATGCGTGGTTGATGAACTGATCAGCTAAGTCCTCAGCGAATGGTGGGTTGGTTATGATATCCCTTCCCTTGTTCTCCCATGTGAGTAGGAAGTCTTTTACATCATAGCCAAAGCCGTAGTCGTGTATGTCTGAGCAGTACACATCAATGCCCGTGTTAGCCAAAGTGTTTGCGATGGCTCCCTTGCCAGCAGCTGGTTCCCACACACGCGTGAAGTCTTCATGCCTCAGCAAAACCTCCGTACACCACGATGGCGTCTCGTAGTGATCCCATGCCCTACGTTCATAATGCGTTGCGTTCATTAGTTGGTCTGACATGGGATACACTCCTATTTCGTTATCGTTGAGCGGTATTTGGATACCACAGTGGTTTATGTTAGCCCTTAATTGCCTTGATGATGTAGTAAACATTACCAATCACCATTCCCCACAATATACACGCCGCGGGGAACTCAATCATCCAATAGTCAAAGCTAACTAGCGTAGGAATTTCCATCTCAATCTTCCTCTGATGCTTCTAATAGTTCTTCGAGCATATCCAACTTAGTCGAAAGTTCTATAAACTTAACATAGTCGCCTAATTGAACGATTGTATCCAATGAGGTGAAGATTGGCAGCACCTTCTTGTCTGAGTAGTGATTGATAATGTGAGACGCCAAACCAACTGACTTTAAACCAATTGACGGCTGTTTAACCCAATCCCACGGTCCAGCACTAAACATTCCACCCATTGATCCATAATGATCTAGCAAGCGCATGAACTTGGTAAACGAGTTTGGCTTGAACATCTGCGTTAACCAAATTGGAAGATCGTTTGTGTCGAATGTTTCTGTCGTGATTAAAAACCAGTTTTTCATTTGTCTTTGTCCCATGAGAATTTTGGTAATGTCACTTTTGGCCGTTCGCCTGACATTGTTGCACTGATGTCTGCGTTCTTCTTTACTTGCTTTGCTACTGCTGCCTTTGTCTTCCCCTTCTGTTCAGTCTTTGGTGCTTTTGTTGGTTTATTGTCTACATTGGTGAATTTAATTGCCATTGCTGTCAGCTCTCCTCATCAAATTGCAACTTATCGGTAATTGATTCGATGATCTGCTGTGTGGCTGGCGACCAATCCATAGCCTTGGCTTTTCTCAAAAGACTATACAGAAATGCCCTGTAATCATCCACGATCTCTTCATACAGATCAATTTCCTTGCGATACTCAACACATACATCGCCCAATCTGCGGTTCTCACGGTTCAGGAACACCAATTCATCAACGGCGTCCATTCCCTTAGCTCCATCAAGCAATTCTGGTTTAGCCCCATCCCACAACTTATTCGTTACCATCTGCTTCTTTTCTTTTGGCGTT